AGCCCGACGGCCAGCACGGGCACCCCGATGACAAACGTCGGATCGCGAAAAAAAGCGAAAGCTCTCAATGGCGCAGCTCCTGAACGATGAGCGAGCAGCATAGCACCGCCCCACCGAAAGGATGATGCCCCGAAAAAGTCCCAGCCATGAAAAAGCCCAACCTGACAGATTGGGATAACTCATTGAATTAAACGATGGACCCAGCGCGCAAGCAGACGAAAAAATTTCAGTGCTGGGTGCTAGTCGCCAATCGTCCATATAACTGACTTCGAGCGCCAATTCACTCGCGCTGATTACCCCCCATCTGTCCACATGTCTGCCGATCTACGGCGGGTGATCAAGCGATGCTGAGGAGTTTTGCGGGGGGCTTTTCATCGGCTTTGAGATACAGGTAGTCGCGCCAACTTCGAAAGGCGCGCTGCTGCCGATCAAAGGCTTCCTGCCATTCCACAGTGCCGACCTGGTCCACGCCCAAGGCCATCATCTGCTCGGTTGCGTCATCCAGTTCTTTGACGAGGTCGAGCGCGTTAGGTGCATCACAAACTTTCGGTCGCATAAATTCCATTTCCTTTGGCTATCCCATTGAGTAGCCAACCTCTTGATAGTGCTCGGGTTCCGACGAGCGGTTACATCATCTGCAACTATATCCCGTATTCGACTACGGGCAGGAAACGCCTATGTCACTGCCAATCGTCCTCATCAAATACTCACCACACACTGGCCCCGGATGTTCACCAAGATGGAGGAGAAGAAGAAGTCGAGCCGCAAGCCTTACCCGATGTCACGGGATAAGAGGTCGATTATGTCCGGCGAGTTGCCGGCGCACTTGCAAACGACGGCCTTGTTCAAGGTGAGCACGGGCTGTCGCGAGGAGGAGGTGTGCAAATTGAGGCGGGGCTGAGAGATACCGGTACCGGAACTCAGCACCCCGGCATCGGGTGTCGCAGAGGAAAACCGCAAGGCTTTGCTCGGGCACAAGAACGGCAGCATCACCAGCCATTACTCTGTCGCAGAGCTTGGGCAGTTGATCGAGGAGGCAAACAAAGTATCGGCAACCGACTCGCGAGGCCCGGTGCTGACGATCTTGAAAAGGAAAACGGGATGATTCCCCGCAAAAGTCGCTAAGCATGAAAAAGCCCAACCTGAGAAGATTGGGCTAAGTCATTGGATTATATGGTCGGGACGGAGTGATTCGAACACTCGACCCCTAGCACCCCATGCACGCGGCACCTAAGCAAACACAGGGCATATGGTTGATTTCTCTGGCGCTCGCTGCAATCGAATAGCTATAGATCATCATAGAGTCACGCGAAGTCACGCAAAAGTCACGCACCCTCCCCGGCGTCCTGCCGACCTGTACCCTCTCCCAATCAGTTCTTGTCGTGGTCCCGGATACTGTAGGTGACCACGCCCCACACCTCGAATTCATCGTTCTCAAGGATGTAGCGCGCCGGGTATTTGGAATTTGCCGACGTGAGCACCGGCATTCCATCCACAAAGGACAGGTATTTCACCAGCGGATCGCGGTTGACCAGGGCAATCACAACTCTGCCGGCGGCGGGCTCCATACCCTTGTCCACGATCAGGATGTCACCGGAAAAGATTCCGGCACCCTGCATACTGTCGCCTTCCACCTTTATTAGGTAGGTGCCAGGCGCGCGGATGTTGAGTAGCTGGTCGAGAGAGATTTTCTGTTGATCGAAAAGCATGGCAAAGCTCATAACTGTATATATGTACAGTTAACGAGAATCACAGGGCACGGGTCAATACTGTATGAGGTGATTTGCGACGGAGGGATCAGACGTAGATCCAGAACAGGCTCAGGACGATGCCTACCCAGGTGAGGGTCAGGAGAAAGGATAACCCAGCAAGTCGAAGGTCCATGGTTTCGCCCAAATCCGTGTGGGCGGCATTTTATGTGTATGGATCGTGACGGCAATGCTGGCAATATGGGCGCGATAGCAGAGTGCCCGATATGCCGAGTGGTAACCGCAAAGCGCTCCAAATAGCCTATACCCACAGTACAACTCGATTCCTTCAAACGGAGGCAGCGATGATCCTAGATCAAGATGACCTGCCAGGTTCAGTGAAGGCTGAGTGTCTCCGGATTTTAAAGTTAATAAATGACGCCAGTGATAACAATACTGTCGTTCAGTCTGGCTTGCTCGCCGAAGGTGTCGTGCGGGGCTTTGAGGTTTTAAGCGGGTTGTATGACTTTGAGATTGAAGCGCTGTATGTGCTATTCGAAAACGCCGTGAATTTACGATTAGGGGAGCTGAGTTGCACGGCATGCACTGAGCCGCAGAAGCTGATTTGGTGAAAAGCCCTAACTAGCACAGATTATTTGTCGGCAACATCGGTAGCTGACCGTCTGAAAGGCTGCTATTTTTCTCCCTGCGAGCTTTGAATCAGCCTGGCACACATGTTTGGAGGACGTCGTGAAACCGGACCGAACGGAGACTTTTCCCCCGGCCAGGGAGATCGTGATTGTCGAAGACGACCCCCTTCTACGAACGCTGATGACTGAGCTCCTCGTGGACGTTGAGGCAGAAACTGTGACGTTTGTTACAGCAGACGATGCATTGATGCATGTCGTGGAATCCCGCGGAAAATGCTCACTGCTCATCACAGACCATGGCGTTCCGGGCCAGATCAAAGGTGCGGAGCTCGCGTCTATGGTTCGACATAAATGGCCTGACGTACCGGTCATTCTCACCAGCGGCTACGAACTTGATACGTCATCCATTCCGGAGGGCGTGACCTACCTTCAGAAGCCATGGCCTATCAATACGCTGATAGAGGCTGTGCAATCTCTGTTACCCGCCACGATCGCCCGCTACTGACTTGTAAGATTGCTCGCAGGCCCATCCCGCTATTCGGGCGGCGTCATAAGCTTTTGCCAGTTCTCCCGCTCTTTTGTCAGCGCGCTGGAACAGGTCGGAAAGCACCATTGCGGCGCGGGTGGCTGTTTCGCTTCGCTGGGAAGCGCCGGGATCGCCGGTGGTGCAACTTGCGCTGGCAGCCAGTTTTCCTGCCTGGTCGCGCACCCGGTCGCCAGCAGCATCAGCACTGACAGCGTCAGCAGTCGCAACAGCCTTTTGTTGTCTCGCATCATTTCCCACCTGGTTGACCACCGTCTGGCGGCGCTGTTCTTCGGTTCGGTTTTCGGTCGTGGCGGCGGCGAGACCTTTCGCCTGTAGCGTCTGCTGATCAGCCCACTTCAGCTGCCAGCGCGCATCGGCCACCGATTCGCCGTGGTGATAAGCGCCGTAGAGAGCCGTCGCGATGATGAACAGGACCGCCAGCGCGCCGCCGACCTTCAGATAAAGCGCAGTGGCTGGGCTCATGGCACGTCCCTGAAAAAGATGTGGTGCCCGAGTTTCAGCGTCTGCTTCGCCTTTGCTGCCCAGGCCGGTGGCTTCGGCATGGTGGTCGCGTAATAGTGAGTCGCGCCGCCGGTTGGATCAGGCTTAAGCCCACCAATGACCTGCTCGGCAGCGAGACGGCACATCGTGAACTCCGCCGCTGGGATTGGCTTCGCGCCACTCAGGAACGGATAGTTCGGGTCGTTCTTGTTCCAGCAGCTGAACTGGTACGGCTTCTGGCAGACACCGGTGTAACCCTCGCCCCACCATGATTTGTCCTTGCCGTCGTCGACACGGTTGCGGATCGACCAAGCTACGGCAATCATCCCCGCCAGCCCCTCCCCGCGGGCTTCGCCCCACAGGGTCCGCGCGAGCACATCACGATCTTTTTCAGTCACGTCCATCACTTTCTCCAGACGAAAAAAAGCCCGCACTCGGCGGGCATGGTCAGCTTCTGCATTATTCAGCCGGCGCGGGGTCCGGTTCGGCTGGTGTCTCAGGCACTGCCTTCGAGGTGATGGTCACCTTCGCTGAATAGCTGTTCAGCAGCTGAGCGGTCCGGATATTGGACTGGGGGAACGCCTGCAGGATCTCGCGGGCCTTGGCGTCCGCTTCTGCCTCGGTGGCGTACTCGGTCTGGTTGCTTGGGTCATAGCTGTTGCTGGTGTTGATTACGATGTAAGGCATGGTAGCGCTCCATGGTTTGTAAAGTTTCTACCGGTAATGGTTGTGTAGCCGTTTTCTGGCCGCTCACGCAGCTATCTTTGCGAACACCGCAGGAAGATGGAAATCGTAGGGATTACTAAATGCCTCAGTGATGGCATACATATTTCCTCCTGCGAAGTCCCACCAAGTGAACAGGTTTCTGCCTTCGGAACCTCCTGAAAGCAACGTCATTCCGAACGAATTAATCATGAGATATTCGTTCTCAGGGAAATTGAAATCCACTCGATAATAGTTTCGATAAGAGGTCGTGGGTGTCTGCTCGGACTTAACGTACGTCCAGTTCGAAAATGATCGAGTGAACAAGGCTGCCTGTGTCCCGCTGTCAAAGAGCAACTTTCCTGCCCCGTCCCATAACCTCAACCCATAGTTGGCCACAGGTTGGGCCGCGAATGCCGCCACAAAGTAACGCCCGTTTGGCTGCGCCGTGGTAACTCCATAAGTCCTGACATAAAACCCGGTCCAATTCCCCGGGCCTCCCGTCAAATACATCTTCCCTGCTGCGGCGATGACGTTTGTGGTGTCTGGCCGGATGAATACCAACGGGGGCTCTTGCGAGGTCACAGGCCTGACGAACGTGGTCAGCGAGCCAAGACCACCATCCTGGTTAGCTGCGTACCGACCTCCGGAGATGACGCAAAGCCGGGCGAACTCAGAGTCAAGAATGATGGTATTCTGATTGTTGGTGAAGCTGAGGCCGTACGTCATTTGAACCTCATCACAATGAGTCGCATCGAGCCCGAAGCCGTGTTGAATATGGTGGGCGAATTCCTCATCCAATTCGCTACCTCAACAACACCGTTTCCCACCAAGACTTCGAACTGTCGATCATTACTACCGTAGTTTCCTATGGGTATAACAACGGCATTCGCATTGTCCGGCGTGCATCCTGGTACTGAAAAACTTTGCACTCCGCGTTCAGTGCCGAAGCTGACTACCTGAGACAGCACTACTCGAATAGTGAAAGAGTTTTCGTCCAGTTGCAGGGCGCCATCGGCGCCCCACACTCTCATTCCATAAGCCATCGCTCACCCCAAATTGCCAAGCTGAACACGTAAGGTTCCGTTTTGGTCGTAGACCTTTACCCCAGCGCTGGTAATAACGATCCGACCGGCACCAGGCGTGTTGCCGTTCATTTCGAAGTAACCCGTTTTCGATATCGCCCATCCCGCCTGGCCTGAAACCCAGTTATTCGACTGGATCACTTCACCAATCTTTGCATTGGTGATAGAGCCGTCTTGAATGAACGCATCGCTGATGAAGGTCTGCCCGTTGACCACCGCAAACGGGGCAGTCAGAACATTGCCCGCCACGGTGTTGAGCACGGCAAACCGGTCGGCACTGACAACGAACGAGGATTGTAGGGCGCCAGAGCTGTTATCCAGCCCAAGGCCGAACCCGGCCGCGTAATACTGGCCCCCAGAAGACAGGGCCAATCGCACGCTGTATGAAGAAGCAATTTTGTTGGCCGAGTCCGCGATCGTTGTTGCCTGCTGCTGCAATTGAGCAGTGTTGCCGCCGACCGAGCTTTGCAGGCTTACGATTTGCTGAGACTGCGACGTCTGCGTTGCGCCCTGCGTGGTGACAGTCGATGTCAGCGACTGTAATGCGCGGCTCGATGCGGCAGGCCCGACACGACCGACAGCAATCCAGTCGATATCGAATGCGCTACCGCTCACAAGTCCAAGATCGACACGCAAGGCCGTGATGGTGCTGGACGTCCAGTCCGCTCCGCCTGCGGTGAGCGCCGCCATGTCAAACTCAAGGATGGTGCTTGCGCCAATAGCGAGGTTAGGGTTTGCGAGCACCTTGCGGAAAGATGCCGTAAAGCCGTGCCCGCTGGTGGAGTAGAAGAACTGACCATCCCAGTCTGTTGCGGCGGCTCCAGCGCGGCGCGTGATGGACATCCGGACCTTCGTAAACAAGCCTCCGTTGATGGACAGGCCGGACACTTGGATGCTCGGATCGCCAGCAGTCGCGGTTTGGCGCATTACCCCAGCTGACGGGAACGACAAGGTCGAGTTGTTGGCCGTCCAGGCCTCCGCTGTACTGTCAAAATTCCACGTTGCGTTCTCTGCTGGGTCAAGCCCCGAAGCGCCCAAGCTGCCCTGAATCGTCGACACCGACGTTTGAAGATCGGTGATGCTGGACGATTGCGCGGTGTTCACCCCTTCAGCGCTGGTTACCCGGTTCGACAACGTCTGCAATGCAGCCGCACTGGCCTTGGTCGCAAGCCCGTCCGTGGTGCTGTTCACCGCGTTTTCAAGCGTCGTAGTCCGCGCAGCAACGCTGGTCAGCGTGCTGCCCTGCTGGGTGACCGTAGACGAGAGCGAATCAACTGCCGCCGATGTCACCGCCTGCGCGTTGGTGACAGCCTGCACCGACGGGCTGTAGGCGGTGGCAACAGAGCCTTCCTGAAGCTGCACGTTATCCAGCTCGATCCACATATCCGCAGTTGCGCCGGAGCGATTCAACAGACGTCCGGCGTATACATGCGCCTTGACGGCGCCAGCTGGGCACGTCGCGGTAAAATTGATCCGAGTGAACGTCGTTCCTACTTGCGTCTCCGCGAGTTGACTGGTTGAAACAACCACGCTGGCCGCGTTCATCCACTGGATGTACATGGCAAACCGAGCCGAGGAGCTGGACAGCTTGGCATACACGCTCAGGGTGTACGCTTGCCCCTCTGTGACTTTTGGCTGGTCAGCATCGGGGGTGTTCCAGTTCAGGTCTATGTACCCGCCGTTCGCCAAACCTGCGCGAGTGAGACGAACAGCTTTGACGCTTGAACTCAGGGTCGAATCGACAAATGTCAGTGTCGGCGTGGCGCCAGTGCTGCCGCCGACTCTCCAGTAAGTCGGGCGAGTTGTGTCTCCACTTGGCGTCTGCTCAAACGAGCTGTTCGGCAGCAAGTTGTCACCGCCCATACTGCCGATGCTGTTGTTCAGTTGGGTAAGTTGACCGCTCACGCTGGTCAGTCCGGTCTCGGTCTGGGTTACCCGCCCCGTCAACGCGGTGGTGGCTGCAGCCTGAGCGGCGATGTCGGCTGAAACCACCTTGCCGCTGTCCTTCCAGCCACTTACGACAGGAGAGACTTCAAGTTGCGCACGGTCCACCTCTGCAAATCCAGCGGTAATCGAACCCGCAGAGTTTGGACGCACTCGAAGAAGGGGCGTTGTAACAACGGTCCCTGCGGGAAGTGCCGCACTGGTCAGTGAGATCCGCTGCCAACCATCGGTTAGCGTATTGACGCCCTGCGACGCGGTCGCCAATACCGCCCCACTTGCATCCCGATGCTGCATAAACAGCTGAAACCCGAGCCCTGCCGTCCCTCTTACGCTGGTCGACAAGGTGATTACCTGACCGGCTGATACCGCTGGCCTATTAGTCACCACCGGGGTCAAGTCGGCATAGGTGCTGGTTGTCAGGCCTGACACATCGATCCGCTGTGACTTGCCAGAAGGATCAAGTGTGGAAGCAACTTGAGAGAAGACTGCAGACGGCCCCGCGGGGACAGTGCTCACCCAGCCATCAGCAATCGGCGAGCTTGCCGTCGCAAACCTGTCAAACGATGGGTTGTACAGCAGGTTCTCACCACCAACGTTCGAAATGTTTGCGGTGATGTTGGTGATCGCATTCCCGGCCGCTGTCAGGTCAGTCCCCTGCTGGGTAACCGTGTTGCTCAACGCCTGGACAGTTGCTGCCTCGGCCTTGGTTGCCACCTGCGCCAGAGCGCTCGCAGCCGCCGCCGCAGCATCCGTCGCAGCCTTGTCTGTAACTGCCGCCCACGCGCTCCCCGTCCAGCGTTTCGGGGTATTCGCGTTGCCAGTGATGTCGATCCAGAGGTTCTGGGCCAACTGATCGGCAGCCGCGGGCGCCGCCGACTGAACGATGACTTTGCCCTTCCCGCCTGCCAGCGTGTTCGCCGCATTCGCAGCGTTCTGCGCGGCGGTCACGTTCTGGTTTGTGGTCGTCAGGCTGCTGTTCAGACCGGTGATCGCCGTGCCCTGGCTGCTGAGGGTGCCCTCCGCGGTCGTGACTCGGGTCGTCAGGCTCTGGACAGCAGTGGACGACGCTTTGCCATCCAGCGAGGTTTGCAGGCCGGTGATCTGGTTCGCCTGCGCGGCGTTCACGCCCTCGATGCTGGTGATCTTGGTTTCAGCGGTGGTGACGCGCGCGGCCAGGCCGTTCGCTGTCTGCACTGCCTGGCCAACGTTCAGCCAGTAGGTGGCGTTCGGCGGCGGCGTGTTGACCGGCACGTTCTGGGTCGCCTGATAGATGATCCCGTCAGCTCCGAGCACGCCCTGCCCGGCGGTATAAGTCTGGTCGGCCTTGTACGGCATCGAGTCGGCCAGATCCGCGATCTGATCGATCTGCGCTTGCAGCTCGTTCTGCACTTCGGTCACGGTGTTGCTGACATCGGTGATCTGTTCGCCCAGGTCGGTCCTTACCTGGTCAAGGCGTTCATTAACCGAACCCGGGCCGTCACCGCCGATCTTGCCGATCTCCGACAGCAACTCCTGACCCAGTTGGCTTTCGGTGATTTCACCTACCAGATAGTCGAGGATATCACCGGCGTCCGAACTGGCCTGGCCGTTCACGACCGTTGGAGCTTGCGGGAACCACGGGCCGACATTGCCGGTGCGGTCGATGAGACGCGCCCAGAAGAAGAATGACTGCCCGGCGCGCAACCCCATCATGGTGTAGTCGGACTGTGGGTAGGCCAGATCGGCCAGTTTGATCGCCGTGCCCAAATCGGGCGACTCGCTGTACCAGAGCTCAGTCCGCTGGGTGTCTTCCGCACCTGGTGGGAAAGTCCATTTCAGGCCAATGCCGAAGATCAGGCTTTCGGTGGTCAAAGAGGTCACGGCCGGCGGCAGGCCCTCTTTGCCGTTCAGCTGGGTCAGGTTCGATGAGCGCCAGATCGACGAGATGTCATAGGCGCTTACCGCGCGCACCCGGGCCAGATATGCGCCCGAATAAATACCGGTGATGTCGACGCTGGTGGTACCGGAGCGTTGCACCTTGATCCAGTTGCCGCTGTCCTTGCGCCATTCGACGTCATAGCCGACCGCACCGTTCACGGCCGGCCAAGTGATGGTCATCGTGTTGATCGCGATGCCCTGATCGATCGCGGAATGCGAAGTTAGCGTCACGCTCGCCGGCGCCGGAACGACGGTGATAGGGATGACGCTGATCGGGCGCTCTTCCAGCTTCGCCCCCGTGTCGATGAAAGCGAATTTGCCCGGTTCGAACTGCAGCGCCGAGATTTCGTAATCGCCCTCGGTGGTGCGCTTGGTGCTTAGCACGCGATACAGGGGAATGGCAAGGTCGTCAGCATCCAGTGCCCATTGCATCTGAACGCTGGGCGTTTCGCTGTACGCCGTTGTGACGGTAATGGCCCGCCCGGCCACGGACTGGACAGTTCTGCCCTCGGCCTTACCGCTTGGCAGGTTGATAATCAGTCGGTCGCCAGCCTTGGCCTGGGTGTCACGGTCCAGCGTCACAACACGCCCAGCGGCAGCAGAAATGCGCCCGCCCACCTGCCGACCCGCCAGAAGCGAGTCAGCGATAGGGATAATATAGCCTGGAAGCGGAATTGCGCCCTCCATGCCGGTCTTGAAGGTGACAGTCCGATCCTGGTTGTTGCTCATCACCACCCATTTACCGCGGCGCTGCGCCTCGGACGCTCGGGTGCAGCCAATAGCGCTGATCTCCACCGGCTTGTCGCCGAAGCGGCGCTGCAGGACTGGGTCGGAATAGGCGGTGACATCGGTGTCATAGTTGTTGGCTGGGTTGTCGTAGCTGACGATCGCCCGGGTGTAGCGAGTCTGGGACGAGGCGCTACCGTATGAGAACTTGCCGTCAATGACGTTGGCGCGGGTAAAAACGTAATCGAAGTCCTGCGCGCGCGGCATATCAGCCTGCATCACCAACTGACCTTGGGCCCAGTAGGTCATGCCGCGGTAGATGGCCGAAATGTCGCGCAGCAGCGTCCAAGCATCGGCCTTCCCCTGCAGGTTCATGTCACAGAGAAAGCGCGGCTCCTGCCCACCAACGCCATTGCCGACCAGTTGGTCGCAATACTGCGCGATCCGGTAAAGCTCCCACTTGTCGACCATAAAGGGCTTGATACGCTTGCCCAGGCCGAAGCGGTCAACAGTGCAGGTGCCGTAGGTGACCCATGCCGGGTTGTTGGTCCAGGCCGACTTGAAAGTGCCATCCCACACACCGGTATAGGTACGGGCCACAGGATCGTAGTTGCTTGGCACCTGCCACCTGCGTCCATTGCAGTCCACCGTCACTGCCGGAATGTTGCTGAACTGCTCGGCATCGAACTCGATGTACAACAGCGCAGTGTTTGGGTACCGCAGCTTGGCGTCGATCACCTCGGTGTAACCGGCGACCAGCATGGTGTCGGCGATCCTGTTCGTGTTCTGGTTCGCCGTGATGCGGCGCACGCGGATCTGCCAGCCGGAGGTTGCCGCAGGAAGATCGACACGACGCGAACGCTCGTAACGGGTTGTGGTCTTGCCGTCGACAGCTTCGTCCAGCACCTGCTGATACGCTCCGCCATCGGTCGCGACGTCGACTGCGTATTCGATCCGGTATCCGCCGACGTTCCCGTTGTCGTCCTGCTGCTGCAACGCTGGCCACGCAAAGCGCAGACGCACGGCCGACAGCTGGGTATTGGTCAGCGAGCGCACCCACGAGGTGTCGCTGCGCAATTCAACGTTGACGGTCGTCTCGTTTTCGACCGATGGGATACCTGGGATGTAGGTCTGGTCCACTGCGCCGGTCCGCCACTCCCATTTCACATTTGGGAAATTGACGTTGCCGCTTGCATCGTTGATCGGCGTGTTGTCCAGGTAGATGTTCGCCGCGGTCGGGGTTCCGTCAAATTCACCCTCGCCAACTGCGATCAGGATCTTGGCCAAGTTGGTGGAGCGCAGGCTATCGGCTGCCTCGGTCGGCGCTTTCGGGCTGCTGCTGCCGCTCTTTGCGCCACGGATGTCGATTTGTTCAGCTGCGCCCATGCTTTTCTCCAGGCATAAAAAAACCGCCAATCGGCGGTCGGGTCTTCCAGTTCAAGATCAGGTTTTGTCTTCGGCGTAGATCGAAGCCGAGATGATCGCCCCGCCCCAGCGCCGACGGCCGATGCAGATCGGGACCGGGTTGCCGCTGGCGGTGGTGTTCCGCGCACTGCCGAAGGCGTAGGACGGAAGGTTTTCGGGCGAGGCACTTTGGCTCAAGCCTTTCGCCTGTGGGCTGAGCATCTGGATGACGCCGCCAGCCGTAGATGCGATACCGCCCGCGATGAGTGCTGCTCCTTGCGCGGTCGTGGAGCCGTATGCGAAGAATCCTATGACAATCAGCGCAACGCCCAAGATCGTTTGTAGGACGCCGGCCCGCTTGCTCCCGCTGACTACTGGAACAATCCTGATTTCTCGCGTGCCTCCGAGCTCAAGATCCTTTTCCCTGACGTTCTTTCTGTTGCGAAAAACGGCGAATCTCATGCCTAGGCGGTCGAGGCGCTGAATCTCTTCGGCGAACCCATCGAGAGTTGCCTTCAGCGCGCGGAAAACCTCCCATCCTTGTCCGCTATCAATCTGACGGCGGTGCGACCTGCCGAACCGCTTCGCGAGAGATCCCGAAAGCAGAATCGTGGTCATGGGGCTGTAGTGAGCTGCTGTGGCTGACATTTTCACTCCGGGCATAAAAAAACCCGCCGTAGCGGGTGTTTTGTGGAAGATGCTTACATCGCAGTCGGGGAAATATCAAACGCATCTCCAGACAGCGTGATTCTGCGCCGCACCGACTCACCAGCGTTTACCTCGACCTCCCGCTCGACTAGCCCGAAGCCGCCGCAGGCAGCGCTAGGCTTCACTCCAAGAATATGCTTGCCTGGCTTCACCCCGAACCTCGCGACCTCACCAGAAGCGAATTCCGCCGATAAGGTGCCATCAATGTAGAGGCGATAGTTGCAGCCTGACCCGTAAAGCCCGCTATCACGCGTCACAACGAGCTGAGCATCAGCTTTATTGCCGAACGCGTAGAGCCTCGATTGCGGCACTGGATCGGCTTTACTGGCTGAAATTGGTGAGGTGGCACACCCCGCAAGCAGGGCAACAGCCAGCGCCCCTATCAAAATTCGCATGATGATCCCTCATTGAGAAAGGGCCGAGGGTAGCACCGGCCTGGCTGCCCATCCAGCGCTGGACAAACGATCAGTAACAGAGCTGATACACGGCGTAGTAGCTTTTCGCCTCCAACGAACCGCCTCGGTCCGTTGCCTGCAAGCCCATGGACCGGGGCAATGTGACCTAGGAGGTCGATGTGAGCAATGACGAATATTCACAAAGTAAAAAGGACTGGATCTACACCTGGGGCGTAGTCCGCGATCAACCCAACATCATGGTTGGTGCGTTCCGGACCAAGCCTGAGGCTGAGGCAAGAGCGCGAACCATGGGAGAGGGTTACAAGGCCGCCTACATTTTCCATTTGCCAGGTACGGACGAATTCATTATCGAAGACGAACCACAGGCCTAACGTGCGAGGTCAGGTTGCCGTAAAGGTGATCTGACCAACCCCAGTCAAAAGCTCGGCTCTCAACCCAGCCCTGCCCTCGTACTTCCAGCGATAGACACTCTCACCCGGCCCGACTTTACCGGTCAGCTTTAGTCGATCGATTTCAACGTCACCATCAAGGATCGCGACTTCGGCCTTGCATCCCACATTAACCCCATTATCGGTCGCGAACAGGTTCTGCATCGTCAGTACGTAGCCTTGCTGCATGTTCGTCTCCTGCGGCACCGCCGCTCACTGTTGTGCGTCTTTATGCCTGAGGATCAGGCGGGTTGCTTCGGTCCAATACCCGCCGTACACATCGCGTTTCGAATCACGGCCGTACAGGTGATGCAGGATCGAACCCGGCACCGGATGATGATCAGGCTCGGTCTTGAGCATGCCATCTGCGAGGTAGATGCCTGCGTGATTCGGGACTGGCGAGCGAACCTGCATCAGGATCAAATCGCCTTGATGCAGGTCTGCCGGCCCGACCTGGACGAAGCCAGCACCTTCGAAGTTGTCGGTGTAAAGGTCCTTCCCTTCGTTCCACCATCCATCTTCGCGGTCGTATTCCGGTAGGGTGATGCCCATCTCGCGCTGGTAGTAATCGCGCACCAGTGAATAGCAGTCGAGAACCCCATGCCTGAACGGACGCCCTATCAGTGGCGCCTGATAGCCACTCGGCTCATGTATCAGATGGCTGACCGGTTCACCCTCACGCACTTCAACGATCAGCCAAGGCAGTCCAGTTCCCTCCATCGATACTCGATCTGCATGGCTGAGCCGCGCTGACTGTCCGGGATGGCTGTGCACGATGGCGATGATCTCGCCCTGGTCTTCGGCAAGCGCCCATGATTCAGCACTGATCTTGAAATCGTCTTCCGGCTTCTCGGCGGAGTTTGGGGTCGGGACATATTTGTTCGCCCTACCGGAGCGAATGATCAATCCGCAGGACTCTTGGGGAAACGAAGCCCTGGCGTGGTCATAGATCGCTTTGACGGCGTCCTTCGAAAGCCTCATCTAACACCTCAGTACCCTGCGCTCGGGTATGAGCCGTAGCGGAGCGGGTTATTCACGCCGAAGCGCAGCTTGCAGCCAAGGAGCGTGCCGGAGCACATGTCCTTGGCAGGGTCGTCAGTCGCAACGTCCTTGTCGGTAAAATAGGCCGAACCGGTGTAGCCGCAGTAGGCGCCCCGGTATCCGCCGATCACCAACCACTGACAGCAGTTGGCAACGATCTGGCGCCCCGGCAGCTTGCGATCGGTCGCAATCAACGGAGACTTGAGAACGAAGGTGGCGTTCGATGCGTCCGCCGCTTGCTTCTGATCGATGGTGTAGACGTCGTCCGTGAAATGCTCGTCCGGGTTCGCCTCAGGGTTGCCGCCCGGGAAGTTGACGGCATCGAGGTAACGCCCAAGCGTCCGGTGGCGAACAAGCTTTGCGTCGACCAGATCCTGATACGTCGCACACAGAGCGGTGATGAATCCGGTGACGTTGCCTACGGCCAGTGTCGGGTTGCTCTGCTGCCCTTCCCCGGTCATCCCCATGCCGTCGACCTTTATCGGCCAGGGCGAGTACTCGACGCCCTGCCAAGTGATGCCGCCAAGCTTCGTGTAACCGTGGAAGTAGTAGATGTCGCCGGCGATCGCGCTCAGGTCCAACTCGAACAGTTCAACGTACTGCCCTGCCTCAAGCTTTTGAACGTCTTCGTAAATGCTCTCGGCCATCAGGTCACCTGGTAGGTCTGTTCGAACGTGGCAGTCAGTGACCACGCCTTGCCGCCCAGATCCGTAGGGGCAAAGCTGTCACAAGTGAAGTAGAGGGGGCCGTCGAACGGCGTCGCCCAGATGAAGGACTTGTACCCCTTCTGAGCGCGAAGAAACGCCAGAATCGCGGCGATCCGCGCCTTCTCGCCGGTGAACGTCAAGTTCCATGACTGGGTTTCGTTATTGATCCCGTCCGCCGCGCGCTGCTTGTAGCCTTGCCCGAACTGGGCGGAACGGATGCGCTCCGTGAATGTGCCCGGTGCCGACTTATCAGGGCGCCAGGTGAATGTGTCAGCCATTACGCCCTCCCATTGATGGCTTTACGGATATTCCCTTGCGGGCCAAGCGACTTCGCTTCCAGTTGCTTGTAGCGAGCCTCGACAAATCGCCCAATCTCGGCGCCGAACTGCTCCATGCCGGAGGTATTGCTGCTTACCTGAGACGTGCCATCGCCGCTGATTTGGATCGAGACCGCAATCGGCGAAGATCCGCCGGCACCAGCAGAAACCGAGGCCGCACCAGAGCCCAGCGGAGTGACGCTGCCTCCATTCGCTCCGGTCATCAGGTAGGACTTACCGCCCTGATTGAACAATTCAGGACCCACTTCATTGACCTGATACAGCGAGTTCGGCGCAACATCGCCGCCAGTGGCGCGACCGCCACCATAGGAAAGTCCAGAGGATGCCGAACCCAGGCTGTAGTCGAAGCCGGAACTTGCGCCAGAGCCAGTAGAAGCCCCGTCGGAGTATGAGCCTGCAGCCGTCGCACCGATTCCGAACAGGGTACTGAGCACCCCGGAAGTCGCCTGTCTTGTGGCAATTCGAGCAAGATCAGAAATGACCGATTTTGTGAAATCCGAAAACGACAGCTTGCCGGTGAGCGCGAAGTTCGCCACTGCATCTTCCATGTTGGAAAAGGCATTGGTGAACAGTGTTTTGGTTTGCCCGGCCACATCCTTGGCGCTGTCGAGGTAGTTTTCCCAAGCGGAGGTTGCTCCGTTAGTCCAGTCGCCCTGGGCGGTCTGCACATCCGCGTAGTTCTGCCGGATCTGGTCGGTTGCCTTTTTGTTGGCGCCGGCAAGAGCCTTGGATTTCTGCTCGAACTCTTCAGTCGACATATTGCGAGAAGGGTCAGAGCGTTGGTTTTCCAGATCCAGTGCCTGTTGAGCAAACCGGTCTTGCTGGGCATTCAGCTGACTGTGGAGCGCGTTCTGGCGATCGCCGCGACCAACGCCCAACACAGCGCGCTGCCCTGCAAGCTCCAACGCCTTCTGCTGCTGACCAAGCGCTTGGACGTACTGAGCGATGTTGTACGTCTGCTTCTTGACCCGCCCGTCTTCCTCGGTGGCGAGCGCCTGCAAGCGAGAGTC